TGGCGCCCAACGACTGCTTACCGCGACCATAAACGGTCTCGATAACGGAGCCCGGTACTTTGTCAGAATCTACGAAGCCGGGAATAACAATAGCCATTACTTATCAGCCTTTACTGGCTCGACCTTTGCGGGAGCCGGGACGATCGGTTGCGTGGTGGGGAAATAGAGAGGTTCTACAGAGCCGAACCTAGAATATGCATCTTCAGCCGTCTCAGCGTCAAAGCGACCTACTGCTTCTGCGCGATATGCAGCCATCACCTTTGTCGGGTCTTCAAACTTGATACCTGCCAGTTGAGCCGTTTCTTTGTCGGCAGCAACCAGATCTAGTCTCCGAATGGCGTCCAGATAGTATTTGGTGGGTGGAATCTCAACCGCTTCGCCACTGTATGTAATCCTGATATCGTGTTGAGCTGGATTGACTTCCATATCAACACCAGCGACTCGCATCGTCATGGCGGACTGAATCTTGACCACGTTAGTAATCGAAGCACCTACGAAGCCAGGGCTCGGGCTGTGCTCGAACCCATCGAACGGAAGTCTGCCTGCTGGACGACCAAGGTGATCAATGTATGTGTACGGATTAGGGAAAACTCGGATCTTCTTAGAGGGAAATGGCATTAATGATTCCTAGTAGATAAAATAGAGCCGATTCAGGTAGTAGGAATCAGCGAATGAAGATCGAAGTTTCCAGACGTAACGGTCTCATCTAGTTTAGAAGGAGCACGATTCGCCATAACGACGGAATCAAATGACTCTTCCCATTCCGTGATCTCGTGAATCTTAATCATCACGGTAAAGGCAGGATAAGTGTCGTAGTCTATGCCTTTTTGGATCGTAACCTGATCGGGTTTTGAACTGATTACATAAGGCATCCTGATGAAGTTGGCGCGCTCGACGAGCACGCTACCCAACTGCGCCGCAGCGGGATCCGGATCCGCTGGATCTACCCAGGCAGGACTTCTGCCGATAGCAAGAGCGCGAGTGATCACTTTTGAGAAGCCATTAACGCCAGTAGAGCGCAACGCTCGTCTAGCCTGCACGGCATTCTGTGGCACCCAAGTCATCGCCACGTCTGTACTGGTCATCGTCCAGTCATCCGTGTATTGCTCATCATACGACATTGACCTGGTGCCGAATAGACCAGGGAGATCTCTCTCATTGAACAAGTCGTTAGCCGAGTTGGTAGCGTAGGACTCGATGAACTTCTTTCCAGGATTAACAGCTAACCAAGAAGGTCCAAGCTGATCATTCAGGCAAGCCATCAGATAAGCGCCTAGAAGATCTAGTGCCGGATCATGAACGGAATCGTTAGGTCCAGGTATTTGTACCGGAAACTCCAATGCCCCAAATGTATCGCTCATTGCCACATCCTTTTTACATGATCGACAATGACGCCCATGGATCGGCGCAAAGACGCTTCTGCCTTAAACATTCCTGGCCACATAAAAGGGTGAGATCTAGATCCTGGATGGTGAACCATTTTCGCAAATCGATTCACTCCGCCGACCTGCCACCTAAGAGCGTGACCGCGACCTACGCCAACATCATTGTCCGCCCGACGAGTTTGACCGCGACGAGTTGGGCCACTGAAGCCGTTCTGAGCCTTAGGCCTGATATCGTGTGGCGCCGTTCCCCATTCTACAAAATTAGAGTAAGGAGCGGTAGAAACAATCGACCACTTGGCACCACGAGCGGTACTAGAAACGTATTTGGCTTTAATACCATTACGCAACTTGCCCGTATTATCCTTGAACGATCCTACCGAGCGAGCATGAGCGGCACCATGTTGAGCGGCTATTCTAGCGGCAGCAAAGACACCCGTTTGGATCGTGTCAAGCGTCTTTTTAACAAGCGCCTCGTATCCAAACGTATCAACCCCGCAAGTTAGCATCTTTCAACCATGGTTTCTGAGTCAATAACTTGTACGACTGAAACAACAGCTCACTGATCTGATGCGGCCCAATATCAAGAGGATGAACAAGCTCGACCTTCCAGCCATTCTTGTACGACATGTCGATACAGGTTATATACTTAGCAACAGGCGAGTACCTACGAATCCACTTGAAAGCTTCGTCCTCTTCGCCACGAACCGCGGGTCCTAGATTGAAGCTTATTTTAAATGAATGGGTGAGCACGAGCCAACCTGACTAATGAACGGGACGAACCCGAACTTGAGAACGGGGCGCATCAACCAGACTATCTTCCTGCCGAGGTTGAGGCCCGGGAGTGACGAGCCGCCACCCCTTTACTGAAACTTGTCAATGAAGCTGAACCGACCGAACACCATGATCTCGAGAGATGTAGGCGTGGTATACCTGTTCGCTAAATCCAGATGGCATGCGTACAGGTGCCGGATTAGAAGGAAATGGTTTGCGATCTAAGACGGTTCCGACTGGATAAACGGGAGCAGCCGGTGCCCCCGCATACCTACCGCACTCGTGACACTTGGTGCAGTTGTCGCAATAATCATGGTCGCATTCTGGAATGCAATCTTCGCAGAGGGACATAGAAAACTCTTTACATTCCGACAAATTAATGATAGAAACCAGTAATAATGCCTAAATTTCCCGAAGAATTTCTAGAGAAGACGGATAAGAATGGTCCAATTCCAGATCATTGCCCCGAGCTTGGTCCGTGTTGGATCTGGTTAGGAAGCAAAGCGGGACGATACGGTAGGTTTTCTCACCTGGGAAGAAGCGAATACAGCCACAGGTTTTCTTTCAAGATTTCACATAAGGATCCGATTGGATACCTTGTGTGTCATCGCTGCGACAATACCCTATGCTGCAACCCTGAACATCTTTTTATTGGAACACACAAAGACAATACTAGAGATATGTTCTTAAAAGGTAGAGAAGGAGGGAAAGGAGCCCCTGGTGAGGCTAACCAAGGGTCCGTACTTACGGAGCCAGAGGTAATCGACATAAGGAGACGATTTTCTGCAGGGGAGACTAGGGATTCATTGATGGCTAATCTTAAGATCTCCAGAGGAAGCCTTAACAAGATACTGAGACGACTAACCTGGAGGCATATCTAAAAATCGCCGCCATTGAATTGCCCATCAGGCCCATCGATGATCGTCCTAGGACCGCCAGAGAAGTATACTCCACCAACAACCGATGGCTTGGGTGACGCAGGAACATCGACCAGATACTGTTGACCCGTGCAGACACGTTCCATGAACGCTCTAGCGTTATCCAGCGCACCTACTCCACCACGAGCGTCATCTCCGTACGTTCGCACGTATTCGGGATGACGCATGTAGCAGAACGGGATCGCAAACTGGAGCGCCGCCTGTTTCAGCATCGTACTGAGAGGGGACTGGACGATCGGAAAAGCGAGTTTTGGATAGGCGCGCATCAGATAAGAGTTGACCTCCACCTCCGCGCGCTCTATTATCTCTTCAACGATGGCCAGAACTTCAGGAGCGTTTATGTCACCGATATTGTCGTCGTCACACAGCGCAAGTACGGTTGTGGGCGATATCGCTTTGACAATAGTGTCAAGCGTAATATATGCGCCCACGGGTAGACCTTACTGGTAAGCACCGACGATTAGTGCGCCGGCCACGGTGCTGGTCATCACTTCAGTGTCGTTATGAACGACAGCGACAACCTTACCACCACGCGGACCACGCTTCGGATCG